CCATCTTTGAGAGTCTTAGAATAATATATTCGTTTTTCACTTGCTGAGGCTTTGATAATTCTTAATTCCGCTGCTTTCAAACCATCCACTATGAAAAGTGTTGCCGATAGAGCTTTGGTCTCGTCTATGTCTGCAAGAGCAGAATCATATATGTATGGGTAAGTTCTTTCATATTCAGCCAAATATTCCTCTCCTGTTGCTTCTACTGTGCCTTTCCTGCTTTGAATTTTGATATCTGAAAACTCAACTATTTTTTCAATGATTCCATAGTTGTTAATGCCATCTGTATTATCTACATACACATTTCCAGAATGTGTCTTGGTGGATAAATCAAATGTTGTGGGTCTTAAATTTGAATAAAAATATCCGTCTGGAAGATTGTCACTTGATCCGATAGGATATATTCTCGTTACTATAAACGATCTATCGATGTTTTTTACGATCTTGTCAGTATTCACTCCCGCGTTTACTTTGATTCCCTGATCTAATCCCGCCTGGTCAACAAATTCGATATATGTGTCGTGCTGCAAAAACTCTACTTTGTAGGTATCTGCTATTTTTTGAATAGCTGAAAGTAAATTGTCGCTTTGAAATGTTATGTCTTTTAAATTAGTACTATTAGAATTATTCACAACAGAAAATCCTATATCGTTTAATAACGGCTCGAGTAAAGTAAAAACATCGTTCAAGGTAACATCTACAAACTCGAAATAATCATCATATGTTGGTGGACTATTGAAGTATTTATCTATTAGGGCGTAATTCTGTAGTATGTAACTTATATGTTCTGCCGTAATTTTTCTTTCCTTTATTTCTCGAATTTCAAATGTGAAAGTTTCGTTGTTAATTTCTATTTTTAATCTGTCCCCAACATAAATATCAGTTGTGTCTGCGACTTCTATTTCCAATAAAAAAGGTCCCATAAGGGACCGTTTCAATTGCGCTGATACAGGTTCTATATTTTGAATGAATGTATCTCCCCGATAGAGTTTTATCATATTATCCCTCCAGATACTTTCTGTTTCCCGATATGCTTGCTACGGCGAGGTCTGGAAGTGTTATATAATTCGTGCCTGATTGTAATAGAAGCTCGCCATCATAATCTAAATTCTCTATTGTAGGAGTTGATATTCTGTATATTACCGTCACTTCTGTTGAAGCCCAGCCTGTCGATACAGTACTGGAAGCGTCTAGAATTTTTACCTCACCTGTGCTTCCATTAATAACAATGCATTTTCCACTAGCATATCCGCTCAAGGTGAAATTACCAGAGCTATCTGTTATTTTCGTCTCACGGACAAAGTATTTTATTTTCTTGGCTTGCCCATTATCCTCAAAAATTTTCTCATATATTCCTTCTAAAGCCCAGAGCTCGGTATTAAATTCAATTTTGCCGTTACGCGGCGGAGAATATTCTGTTGATTGCTCAGAAAGTATAATATCCTCCACATCTAATATCCCTGGGTACAGTTGGTCGATTGAAAGCCATACAAATGGGTTACTAGATGAAAAGCTCAAGGTTCCACGTTGCCCGGGTGCCACAGTTGTTTTATAATATGGATAAGATGAAAAAGCATTATAATCAGCGGTTGGACGCTCGGTTACCCTTAAATTTATAGTTTGCTCTCCTATATTCGTGGCAGATAAATAGTATGTTTTATTCGGTACTATTTCTACTACCTGCCCAACTCCTGTAGCGCCCGCCCATACATCCGCAACTACCTTCTTAGTAGAACCTAAAATAATTTTTGCACCCCAAACTGTTGAATAGTAACCGCGCTCGCTACTATACATTGACGGAAGCCACGAATCATTTAATAAATTTTTGCCTTTATTCTCAGTAACTACACTAAGCTGTCCATCAACAAAACTATATCCGACTGTAGTAACGCTATCTGTATATGGAAGGAGTTCGGCAAGCCAGTCATGCCCTGACTGAGTCCTCCCATCAACCGCCGCGATGTTGGTAGTTGTGGCTAGATCTGTCCACTTCGAAACTTGATAATTGAAAAACGCTTTGAGTGGTGGGGGGAGTTCGCCCATGATCGTTAAATCAATAAACATATATTCTTTTATTTTAGCTTTACATGGTGTCCCAGCAAAACCACTCATATATATGTTCGTAAAACTCAAAGTTGCGTCTGCAGCTGACGCTGTGATTGTTTTACAAATTCGTGTGTATGTTGAAGTGTTATATTCGCTATCACCAACAAACACACGATTAACAGATGAATAACTAGTATTACGCCCTAAACCAATACATAAAATTGTAGTTACAGCTTCTGTTTTCTTTAATAGAAAAATATGTGCATACGTATGTTCTTCAAGATTCAAGTCTTTAATAAGATAAACATTATTATATGAGCAATCGAAAAGTTGTGCATGGTCTGTCGCGTCATAGGAATACGTTATTGCTGTTCCCCCTGCTTTTCTCCAACCGTCTGCTATTCCATCTCCATCAGAGTCTTGCCAAAAACCACCGTATTTTCCTACAAGATTCACGATTGTAACTGGATAGAGCTCTATCTTAGGCTCTCTCTTTAAGATCTGACTTCGAGGAGACATAAGATATGTGGGTGCATCTGCATTTACTTTTATGTATCCCCAGCCTGTTTCGTTGTGTTCATCAGCATAGAAGAATGGATCTAAAGCAACAAAATTGAATGTGATCTCATATGCTGAAGCATTTAAGATTGGTCCAACAGGTCCAACTACAATGGGGTCACCAGCAAGTTTGACATAAATAGTTCGATTCGTGTCTGGAAATGTCAAAGCCTTTTCACTTGAATATGCTTGTGTTACTAACTTGATTAATTCATCTTTTTTCTGTGCAGCATCAGCGCCATACACGTAACCAGTTATTGTTATGTTTCTTGATTTTAATTTTGAATTCAGTTCAATATCTCCATCGACTCTTGGCATATCCAATGTATTACGAGAAACGGGCGGTGACCCCCGCCCGTCTATTTTGGTTACTACAAAGTTATATGTGCTTTTTAAATCTATTCCATCAAACATTAAGCCCATACTCTCACACTCCCAAGGCTCTCAAGTATTCTAAAGGTGCTATGCCACCAATGTTTTGAATATTGGTAACTTCGACTTTGATAACTCCATCGACAACCTTATCTTTTATCTGGGCTACATTCAGATTTATAGTGCTGAGCAATGCTGCAAGCCTATTCCCTGTTTCTTCAGTGATAGTTTTCTTGATTGCTTCTGTCTGGGACCATTCTACGCCTTCTTGCATGTAGCCGAGTTGTTCAAGTGTGTTCCAGATGATACTGAGAAGTCCTTTCACATTTTCCTGAGCTGCTTTGATATTGGCCAATTCTTCTGCTGATATGAATCCGTCTTCCACCGCCTTAACAAACGCCTCGCTTACCCCTTTCATAGCCGATTGGGCTACATCACTTGCTAAGAATGCTCTAATGAGAGCGCGCTTTGTCATTTCTTCCAAGCTTTCCGAGAAATCTTTGACAAAGTCTTCGTATGTTTCCGCTCCCATTAATGCATCTTCAAGAGATGATGCCAAATCACTTACAGCCATACCAAATGCATGTGCCACTTCACTTGCTGTAGCTTTCAATTTGTCTCTTAGTTCATTGATTTTTTCTTCTGTTTTATCCGCGAAACCAAAAATACCCAAAGTAAGAGCATCCAGCAGCTTCATAAATGGCAATTTCATTAGTTCGTTTGCTAATTTCTTCTGATTTTCTTCAAATTGTCTGAAGTTTTCTAGTAATTGTGCTAAATCAGAATTTTCAATATCCCATTTATCCATTGCCATGACTTCTCGGATTTCCTTGATTGCCCCGAGTATTCCTTCTAATAAATCTCCGATTATTCCAAGCGCCCAAGAGACAACATTGCTGGCTATGTTAGCTGATATCTCCTCCATTCTTTCCCACGGCGAGACTAATCTATACGATCCATCTTCTAACTGTTCAACTGTGTACTGCATTTCTTGTAAAACCGATCCAATTAGCTCCCCAATAGCACCAAATCTTGAAAGTTGTGATGCAAAGGCTTGAGTGACTGAGTTCATAAAGTCAGCTTGGGATTGGAGTTGTTTTCTTTGCTTTTCGTGTAACAACTCTTTTTGTCTTTCTTGTTCAATGATTTGATTGTTAATACTTAAATATTTCTCGAGTTCACTTGTGACATAATCCAGAAGTTCTGAATTTGTTCCATATGTTTTAACTATTTGTTCCTCGTAGCTTTTAAGCGTTGAAATTATTGATTGTAATGCTTCGCGATATCTTTCAGTATCCCCTTTGCCTTTAAAATACTTCATCAATTTCTCTTGTGTTTCTATATCTTTCTCAATATTTTTTCTTAATTCTGCTTCACTCGCGGTTTGTTTTAATGAATCTAATAGTTCTTTCAACTTTGAAAATTGTGTATTGACTAAGTTATAAATATCAGAGTTCTCGAGCCCGAATAAACGCAAAACCACAAGTAATTCTTCATATGAATTGACCATTTGTTGTAATATTTGAATGTACTCAGAACCTTTTCCGTTTATTTCTTCAATAATGTCAAGCCGTTGTTTGTCGTGTTCAAGCTGTTGCATTGATGCTTCAACGTATTCTTTAACCATATCCCTGACTTTCCGGGTGATTTCTGCTACAATTCCACCACTGTTTATCAATTCTTGAAATACTGAATCAGAAACAGGAACTTTCATGTTCAATATTTCATCCAATATTTGAAGTTTTTCGATTGTTGTATCGATGTTGGCAAGTTCTTCTTCTGGAATCAGCTTCGTCTGTTTGCCGGCCAATTTTAGTTGTCTGTAATTTTCAATCAATCCTCGAACTTCATTTTGCACATTACTTAACGAGTTCTTTTCATCTAATAACAATTTGATCAATTCTTCTCGGTTATTTATCTCCTCTCTGAGTGAATCTATTAATTCCTGCTTGTCCTCTTCTTCTGATAGTTGTTCCAAAGTGTTCTTTGTAACTTTTAACTTCTGATTCAAATCAGCCAAAATACTCTCAAGTTGAGCAATAAATGTTTTCTTAGCATCATCTTTGAGATATACGTTTTCTTTTACTTTATCAATGAGATTTTGAACGTCTTTCAAACTACTTTCAATAATAGCTTTTCTATCTTCAAGCGAGAAAGCTCTTGCCAACTGATTAGAAATATTCTTTGAAAGCTTATTGATTTCTGCTTCGACTTTAAGCTTTTCTATTTCTTGTTTGATACTTTGAATTTGTTTTTTTACATCCTCAAGACTAAATTCTTTATAAACACCTTGAATACTCTGTGCTAACTCTGGAGCATACTGAGCAGCTTGCTTACTTAGGTTGTATAGTTTCATGACACTTTCTTTTGCCCTTTCAAGAACATTTAGAGCTTTTTCTAATCCTTGTATATACCCGTCAAAATTACCTTCATCTAATTCCATAACGGCTTCAGATAGAGCTTGGTTATATTCTGATTGTTGATTTGTAAGATCAATCATAATTTGCAACAGATCTTCAGCAAATTGGAGTTTTTGAGCTAAATTAACATCCTTGACGGTAAGTGATAGTTCATGAATTATTCCTAATAACCTTGACATATAATTTATTCGTAGTGATGGGGCTTTTTCCACATCAAAAGCTATTTTTGCAAATTCTCTAAATTGTGATGCAGCCTCTTCATTTGCTTCCTTTATTATCTTCACGATAGAATCATAGAAATTTTTAGTACTAGATATGAAACTTGTTTGAACTGTTTTAACTCTAGAAGTATCTGGTTCTGGCACAAAGTAAAACAAAGGAAAATCCTTTTGCAGCTCTTTTAAACCGTCTTTGAGCCCTTTGAGATATTTTTTTAGCAGCGAGTCATCAAAAATTACATCTGAAATATCTTCTCCACCTTCTTTAGAAGAAAGTTCTTTTCTTGCCTCAGAAATTGCAGTTGTAACTGTCGAAGTTATCGCGTTTGCAAGGTCAGATATCAATTGATCCCCTGAAACTAATTGCATAACTCCAGTCCTTTGAAATTCATTTAAGCGGCTTTGAAACTCATATAGTTTTTTCAGCCTTACATTTGCATCTTGCTCTTCTAAAATTCCATCGAGTTCTTTTCTGTATTTTTTGAGTTCTTCTACTGTCTTTGCGATAACTTCATTAATTTTTTTATCTAAACTCTTCGATAGGCTGTCCAGACTCAATTCAGCTTCTGGATCATGAAATATTCCGAAAATGTCTTTCCTGATATCTTCGCTTAAATCCTTGAATTCAGCGTCAGTATATGTTAATTCTCGTCTTAAGTTTACTATACTATTTTGTGCTTGGCTGAGAAAGTAAACTATATCCTCAAGGGCTGTAGATTCTCCAGCAGCTTTCAGATATGTTTCAACATCCCTGGCCGTACGCAAGAGATCGTTTCTTTTTAATTTCGCAAGAGACTCAAGCTGTTGTTGCCTTCTCTGTTTTTCGCGCTCTTCAAATTTCTTGTTGAGATTCTCAAGATCTTTGAGTACATTATCAGCGTCGAGAATATATTGTTTCATTTCATTGGACCAATCAATTCCCATAGACTTTAAAGCGTTGATTGATCTATTAACATACGCGTTGTGTTCATTAATAAGTTTTTGAAGTTCTTTTCTGTATTGTGCGTCATCTTTATACATTTCTCTCAAGGTTCGTGCACGAATAAGAACCAGCTGTTCTCTTAGATCGAGTTCTTTTTTAAGTTGATCTTCAATCATTCCTGTATTTGCTTCAACTGTTGCTTGGGCTAACATGAACGGTAATTCTTCTTCTTTCAATCGTGCTTCTAAGTTTTTCAATTTATCAACCGTTTGTTTATATGTGCCTTCAAATTTTGAGTAGTAGTTTTTAACTACTGTTTCAAGTTTAAAGGTGTGAGCACCTATTGATTTTTGAATTATTTCGTCCAGCTCATTTGCGAATTGTGGGTACTTTTCTTTGATTTTTTCAAGAGATTCCAAAACATAATTAAACATGCTTTTAGAAAGTATTTTATGATCTTGAAGAAATTTCACTACCTCTTGGAGATCTCTATAGAACATTTTTTTTAATTCAAGATTTTCAAAACTCTTTTTTAACTCATCATACTTTTGTTTAATCTTTGTATATTGTTCAATATCTTTTTGTGCCTCTTGAATAGCCTGCATTGATTGAATTCTTGCCTGTTGGACTCTTAGTATTTCAAGGTTAACTAATCTTGTCAACGCATCGACTTGCAATTCATATCCATCAGCAGTTTTATAAACAATATTCTGCAAGTTTTCATTATTTTTAACCAAGCTTTTTATCTGTTCTTCGATGATTGAAAGATTCGAATCGCCTTCTTTTAATGCATTGTTGTAATTCTCAGTAAGAACAATTAATTGTTCAACATCATTGATAAAATTCTCAGCTCTTTCATACGCTGCTTTAAAACTGTTTTTGGCATCCTCTATATTTCTTACTGTTCTTTCAAAATTCAATTCATTTAATTGATTCAAAGCATCATCCAGTTGTTTGATTTCATCTGATGCTTCATCTGTTTTTTTAGAAAAAATTCCTATTACTGTTGCCACCCCTGAAACTGCAAGACCAATTAAAGTTAGTATTCCGTAAAAGCTTGAAAAACCTCCCACTAATGTTTTTATCGCCTTGCCTGCCGCTACAATCCCTTTAATTATCGGTCCAGAAGCTGAAAGCGCCATACCGATATAGAACAGCTTAGTATCAAACCTGTCCAATTCACCAAGCCAATTAACAATTGCGGTTGCAGAGTCGATAATCTTTTTCCTTAGTTCTCCAGTTTTTTTTCCCCAGTTTTTTTTGAATCTATCAATAGAATTATTCAATTCCTGCAATTTGTTTTTTATAGCTTTCTCCAACTCATCATATGCATCCTGAGTGCTTCCTGCACTTCCTTTGGCTCCTTTAGCAACTTCTTCAAGATTCTTAATAATATCTGCCACAGACATTCCCATTTCATCTGCTGTTTTTACAATGGCACTCGCAAAATTCGAAAGCTTAGAAGCATTGTCCAACGCTGCTTTCATATCTGTTGAATCTTTCAGTTGTTTTGCTAATTCTGAAAATACTCTTGCTACTTCTTCAGGTGTAATTCCTTCAATATCAATATCAAAAGCTTTCTTGATGTCGTCGGCAGTAGTACCAGCCTTTTTGGCAGCTTCATCTAAAGCGTCCATGATTCTTTGCATTCTTAATGGTTCAATTCCTGTATCAATACCAAGGATGGTGTTGATAATTGTTTCTACTGGTTCGCCTGTTTTAGATGCAACATCATTCAAAACAGTTAAGATCGTACCAATACTTGTTCCTGATTTCTCAGCGTTCTCATTTATCTTGCCGAGAATCGTTGCAACTTCATCGGGTTTCACATCCGCAGATGTAGCAAGTATTTTCAATTTTGTAATGAGATTTTGCAGTTCTTGCTGCCCCGTTTTAGAATTCAAATCTATATCCTTAAGATACTTGTTGACTTCTTCTGCATCGACCTTCACATCATCAAAAAGCTCCGCCTTCCATTCTTCTTGAAATTTGCTCTTCAGATCATCAATTGATCCATCTATTTGGCTGAGCGTCGTTTTTAAACCATCCAAATCTCCAATCAAACCTGCAATAGCAGTTTGAGCTTCAAGGTCTTCAAACATTTGAGATATCGCATCAATATCTCCTTTAGTTTTCCTGGCTATTTCAGCTATTTTTCCAATAAATCCTGAACTTTTCACTTCGATACCACCAAGTGCTATTCCTAAACTATTTGCTTTTTCGATTGCTTGATTTGTTGGATTTATCATATTTTTCAATGCAGCGCGAATTCCAGTAATAGCCTCAGATGTTGAAAGTCCTCGTTTGGTTAAAACAACAAGAGCAGCCAATATTTCACTTAAAGGCACATTAGCCTGTGATGCTATACTTGCAACATTACCAATACTGGCAGCAATCTCTCCAAAGGTTGTTTTGCCAAGTTTGACAGCATAGAATATCTGATCAAGGGCTGTTTCCATCTTGTCCATCGATAAACCCCAGGCATTCATCACGGATGTTAAACCATCAACTGTTGTGTAAAGATCGGTGACACCTGCAACTGCTCCTTTAATAGCCAATTGCAAAAAATCAATAGCTTTCGTTGTTTCGACACCTGCTGAGATTGTTTGGTATAAAGCCCTGGTTAAATCTTCTATTCCAACAGGGCTTACAGTCGCAAGATCCAATATTTGTTCCTTTACTTTTTTGAATTCTTCTTCGGTATATCCTGCTATAGTTCGAACTTCTAGCATGTTTTTTTCGAATTTATCAGTAAAATCATTGATTTCTTGGATGATTTTGCTAAATCCAAAACTTATACCTATTGTGCCAGCAATTGAAGCTATTGTATTTGCCATTTGGGCAAAACGTCTTTGAACATTCGCAACAGCCGCATCAAATTCTTTAGTATTTAGACCGAGGATGTAATATAGTCTGTCTATTTCAGGCATTTATTATCACCTCACATTATTGGCGTTCCAAAGATCTTACTCAACACCGCATCGGGATTTTCTGCTTCCTCGAGTTTGATCACCTTTTTGTCTTCTTCTTTTTTATATAGCTCCGAACTCGCCTTGCTGAATAAAATTAACTGTTGTGGTGAAAGATTCCAGATTATGTAGTCAATTGTCCAGCCTGTTGCTTGGACGATTGAGACGATGATTTTTGAGAATCTGAGAATATCCCTTCCACGTCCATCTCGTTGATCATTCTCAAAATCATCAGCTGAAAAAAATCATTTAATCCACCAAGTTCCAAAATCTTCCAGAGAATTTTAACGAGTTCTTCAGCTGACATTTGCCATTTAATATCCTCAACAGTAACCTCAAGTTCTTTTGAATTAAGCGGTTTGTTGTTAATCAAGAGTGCAACAATTTTACACACAGAGTCCAAAGCCTCGTCTGAAATACCGTCTCTAATTAAGCGGTAAATCCCAAGAAAAATTTCCCTATACAAATCTGTAAAAGTAGTCGTATTTTTATCGAGTTTCTCAATATCCAATTCTGCAAGGTCAAGAAGCTTTTTGACCTCACGCATTATAAGAGCTGTAACGCCTATTGAAGGTGATTTAAGCATAAAGGTTTTATCCCCTATTTTCACTTCTTCTGGTAAATTCGCAATCTTGGGTAAATCACTTATCACTTTATTTGAATCACTCATCATATCCCTCCTTTAAAAAATAAAGCCCCCGGAGGGGGCTTATATTATCCAGCAACTTTGGAAATCTCAACCGGATCGGATGCATCGTCTGGTTCGAGAACTTGAATATTCAGTGGTATTGTGGTGGCATCATTATTGCTAAGAGATATTTCTGATTCGCCTGTTATCTTGCCTTTCTTAATCAAAATTTCATAGTGGTAACCGTTGATTGATTGCGTGGTTATCTTGACTTGCTTAGTGATTCCAGTCGGAAGCTTGGGTATCGATACTTTATCATTTACAGTGTCTGCGTCTGTATCAGTAGCAGTTCCCGCAAAAGCCAAAGCTAAGTTATCAGCACTGGCATTAAGTAAGTTCACTTTAACAGTTTTTGGAGCCCTTCTTATCATAATTTCAACTGGATCTGCACTTTGGTCAGAATAAATTTCCTGAGTCTCAATTGATTGTGAAAATGTAGCTCCTCCATTTGTTGCACCTAAATCAGTCCAATTCGTGCCATCATCAGATACCTCTACCTTCGCGATATTGAACATCAAATCAGCCATTTACATCAACCTCCTTTAATATACTTGTGTAAAGCCTTTCATGCTTTCGATACTTCCTAAAAGTTGTTCAAGAGCGTCCAAAGGACCATATTTATTGCCCCAATATGTATCGAGATACATCTTCAATTGATCAGTTGTGAGAACAACAGGAGATTCCAAAGTTTCTCTTGATATCTTTCCTTCGTAATACGTTTTTGTAGTTCCATCTTCAAGCTCAACGTTTTTTTCTTTCCAACCATAAGCAAAATCAGCTATGATTTTCATTTTGCCATTTACAAGTTGGATATCAATGATCTTCCACTTGAATTTCTGCTCTTCCATGCGATCACCTCGCTTTAACACGGTAGCGGAGAATCATATAGCATTCTTGTGGCGTTTCTGGATCGATAAAAGGTCCATCTATACTCATGGTTTCTACAAGCAAAACTTCACCACTTGGAGCTGTGAATGGTGGTACCAATGCTGATTCGATTGAATCTTTAAGCTCATTCAGTCGTGTCGTGTTTGGTAGATTGTTAATAGTGGCTGTATAAAATAAAATCCAGACCTGAGCGGTCTGGAGAATATTGATTGTATTAGCTTTCACTTGAATAACTACCCTTTCACCCGCCTGATCGGAAAAATGCTTGAATACTGGCGGGCCTATGCCGTTCAGTTTGGTAAAGAACGCACTTGCTATTTCATCGTGTATCATTCTTCCACCTTCTTCAAAGCCTGGTCAAGTATTTTAAATGTTTCGGAATTTTCAAGTGCACCTGTTAGAACGATAAAGCCTTTGGCCTCAACATAGATTCCGTATTCCATGCCTGCAAAGACCACGAGTGCGTAACCACGTTCGGGGAGTTTCGAAGTATCGAAAGAATTTATGAATTTCCTCGATTCGCTCTGGGCTTTGCTATGCCCTCTGTCGTCGAGCGAGAAATCAAGTAGTTTTCCATCTTTGAATATCGCATATCCAATGCTGTTTCTTAGGTTTCCAGTACGATCTGTATAGTTTCCATTTTCTCTTGCCCAGTTTACTGCTTCTTGGCCGATCCGGTGCAATGTTAAGATTATATTTTCTTCGCTTTTCTGGAGATAGCTTCTCAATTTATTAGCAAGTTCTTCAGGAGTCTTATTCCACGGCATGGAGAATCGCCTCTTTGTGTTGTTCATATTCTTGAATCTCTGAAATTCGATACTCTTTGCCGTCTATTTTTACAGTTTGACCTATATCTATCGGCAGATCCTTCAGGCTGTCTTTTAAAAACAACATTCTAAATCTGTGCTTTAATAAGCCTTCGTCTGTTATGTTTGCAACATCGGATAATCTCGATACTCCAGAAACAGGTTGAAAGTCTCGACTGTCAATCTCATAATCAGCTTCAATAGTTGCAACTGTCGGATTTCCCCATTCATCATATGTAGTGGTTTCTTGAACAATTGTTAGAATCATTGTTCTGTCACCTCGGCACTTTTTTCATCATAGAAAGTACTCATTTCTGCAACTGAATGCCTTCTCCGAATTTCAGCGATCTGTTCACTAATTGCTTTTCTGTCAAGGGTTTCAGTAATTTCGCCTTGCTTGTAATCAATAGTTGAAAGAAGATAAGATTCAAGAAAATCAGCATAAGCAAGCCAAACGTTATCTTCGTTTGTGGTATCACATGTTTCTGAACCTGTTAGGCCGTATTTTTCAAGGAAACTTGTAAGCTCACTATCTGTATATGTTTCTCTTTCCAAAAGTTTTTTAGCCAATAATTTGAGCTTCTCAAGTGTCGTCATGTTATCACCTTCAAAAAGTGGGGCAAAAAGCCCCACTGATCAGAATGATGTCTCTATTACATATATATCCAATGTTGTAAAAGTCCCTTCCTTGGTGATTGTAAGAATACCGTCTGGTGCATAGAACACGGTGTCAAGTGGATGAACGAAAAATTTATAGTTTCCTGCTGAAATAACTTTTGTAATGTTGTACGTTGTTGGACTTGCTAATATTGTCATTGTTGCATTAGATGATGTCACGACATCAAAAAATAGCACCGTGTGCATATTTTCATATTCAATCTCTATTGTGCTGCTTGCGGCTGCTGTAAGTGGTGCAATTGTTGCAAATTGTCTTTGGGGAATCAAAGCGGCCATTCCTACAATTGTCATCAGAACAATAAAGCTAATTATCAATATTCCTGTTAGAGTCTTCATTATATCACCTTCTTTGCTATGCTTTTGCTATCATGATCTTGGCCACAGCATCTGGCAAAAGCACTTTTCCACCATATACAAGTAGGCCTTTTACAGCATCAGCGAATTTATCTTGTGGCCTGTAGGCTTCAATCTTGGTGATTTGTTCGACATATGCTATTGCTTCTGGAATTCCTGCCATAGCGTGCCAAACTTTGTTCACACTGTCGTAGTATACGTTGTTGGATACATAGACTTTGACACCGACGATTCCCGGTATTTCACCTGTTTCAAGCATTCTTTGGTAGTCGACTTTAGTGAGTCTGTCATCTTTGAGAAGCATTCCGATAAACCACGGAGGTAATACAATCCACCTGTTGGCTTTTGGAACGTTTTTACTTTCAAGTTCTACAACAATATCCACAAGCAAATCATAAGCTTTGGTATTAACATTATCCACGACGAGTGCCCCACCTGCACCATCATCAACCACAACTCCAGCATTACTTACAAGACCCGCCAAGAATGCGTCTGTGGTGTCGGCGAGTTCATACGCTGCTCTTTTCATAGCTGCATCCATGACTTTGACGTTTGCCTGCGCAGCTTCAACATCATCAACAGCAAAGTTGAAATATTTGGCTTGATCAACAGTAAGAGTAATCTGTGTCCCAGTCAATTCTTCTGGGGCATCAATTGGCGTATTCTTTGTGTAGTCTTTCACAGTGATATTGCCAATTTGAGTGATTCTAACGGTATCTCCAAGATTTTTGACTTCGCCCTCATATTCTCTACTAACGAGTTTTCCAAACACATGCGCCTTATCTAAATGAGTGAGTAACCTCGCACTCCATACTTCGGGTATGAATGCATCAAGAGCCATTTACATCAACCTCCTCTTAAAATTTTCTGTAGTTCGCCTCTTTCAAAGAGTTCGTTAATCTGTTCAGGAGTCATTCTCCTAAGTGCTTCTCTTGAAATTTTTGGAAGAGTTTGTTCTTTCGTTTGCTGCGGTGTTCTTCCTTTAAGCCTTTCTTCGATTGCTCCTTGGACTTTTTCTTCGATCATCTTATTAAGAACTGATTGAAGAGCTTTTATCGATTCGGCGATCTGTTCTTCCGTATCGCCCTGAACTAACGAGCCCAGTTCGACCGGAAGCCCAGCATCCCGTAACATAACTTGTTTTTTGAGCTCCAACAATTCTTTTTCTCTCATTTTTAAGAGCCCTTCAAACTTCTTTTCTTGCTTCAAACGTTCTTCTTCCTGCTGTTTTTTCAACCTTTCCTCACGTGTTTTTATTGCTTTGGTTATCTTAGAATCAAGAAAGCTTTGAAACTTCTTTTTTGTTTCCTCACCAAGCGAGGAAATAAACTCTTCAAAGTTTCCTTCATCAAGTGCTTTGGTGAGTCTTTCGAACTCTTCTTCAGTCAAGAGACCTTCCTCATTCGTCAATTCTTCGCTTGCTATTTGTTTTTGTTCTTCATTCTGAGTTACGTTCTGTTCCCCCTGTTCAGGTTGAACAGAATCGTCCCTCATGACTTCATCAGCCATGTTTCAAACCTCCTTTATTTTTTCTTTCTTGCCGCTTGAGCCATTGCAACACATTTAGCCTTGCCGTACTTCTTCACACAAATTGACCATGCAATCTTATTAGCTGATTCTTCAGAATAGCCTTTTTTCATGAGTTCTTTCACTAATTTATTCCAGCCGATATGTGCCATCAGCCAATCACCTCCTCTATGTCAGCAAGAACGGTTGTGAGATAGCACAAACAGTGTGGATGTGCGGGGCCACCATCATGAGGTACAGCATCCGGTGGATACACTCCCGGGCCCATTCCCATGTCTGCGGTGGCATATTCATCGCAGATGTCTTTCTTCGGATGACTTCCTGAAAGGTTCCACTTTATGCCTTTCACAAAGGGAAGTTTCTTTGCTTGCTCCACGTAGGTTCTTCTCCACGCACGCTGTATTTCTGTTCTTGCCACACGCATTGCGTTGTATTTCTGTTGCTTTTGAACATACTTGGCAACTTCTTTTGCTATCGTGTCACGATCAGCTTGACGTAATTGTTCTTTAAGCCATTTAGGGATTTCAATAGGTTGCTGTTCAGCTGTCTTCAATATCTGATCTCGTAAACGTCTCGCACTCATTCCAGTTTGGAGGGATAACATCACTTTCTTTTGGATCTCCTGCGCTGTTTGTTCTGCCATCTTCCAGATACGCTTAGAAAGATTCAGCCCATCAACTTCATAGTATTTCCAGATTTCAAACGTTGCCCTTTTAATAAGTGATACATGAACAAGCCATCTACCAGCTACTTTCTTCAAAATTCGTTTCTTTTGTTTATCAACAAGATACTCTGAATTCTTGTATCTGAACTGTCTTGGAAGTTGTTTCTGAAGTTCTTCAAACCATACATAGTAAACTTTTTCTTCGACTAAATCAAAGATGTTCTCTAATCCTTTTTCGTAATTTATGAGCCACTTTCGAACTAAAATATCGAGTTTTTGTTTGAAGCTTTTTGGTATCACATAGTCTTTGAATCCTGTTGATCTTATTAAATCAATTAAAGCCCTTAAAAAGGGCTTCATAACTTCTTCTCTATAATACTTTTCGAACTGTTTCATCAGTTCTATATCGTCTCTCTTCATTCAATTCCACCAGCCTCCTGCTGGAACTGCTGTTCATATATGTCTGTATTTTCTTCTTCGAGTTTTTTAAGTTCTTCCTGCGGGTTCTCAATGTATGGTGCAAGCTGCAAAGCCGTTTCTTTGGAAATGAGACCAGAATTATAGAGCATAAGAACATTATTCAATAGTTCACTTTCATTGGCTGGTACAGATCTTGCAAAAGATATTTGTAGTTCTGAGAGATTTACTTCTTTTCCAGTAAGAGCTTTGTAGTATCTTGCCAAGAGTTGATATCTCTTCAGCATTCCTTCTTTGAGTGCAAGTTCTTTGGCATTTGCTTTTATCAAAGCAGGAGTGTACATTATTCTAAGTGCAACACCAGATAAATTCGATACCGTACTTGGATTGATTAATATTTTGGGCGTCAATGTAAGTTCAAAAAGAAGATTTTTAAGCTGCTGATAGTACCAGTCAATTGCTTGAACATTCTGATCCCAAGTAAGATATTTCACGTCGGCTCCTTTTTCGAAGTTCAAAATTTTTCCGACACCAGCCCCCATGTCTGGGAGTTTCTGGCCAAACGCCACAAGAATCGGATCAGAATGATATTTCAAAATATCTCCAAAGTCACTTAAAAGCCGTTCTATCTCCTCGATGACCGGTCTGATAATCTCAATATCAGAGATCACGGTTCTATGAAATTCTTTGTTCTTATAGCCCGCTATCGGCAGGCCAAAAAGATTTTCGGTTCTTTCTTCAGAAAAGAAGTTCTCTTTTTCTCCAACGTACTCTACTGTTTCTCGATCTGTAAAAAGTCTTGCATAGTGTTTCTCAGAACCGTCTGCTTCTTTTATCTTGAAGTCTTCAATGAACATTTCTAAATCCATGTAGTCGTCATAGTACGGTATCGCAGCCATGCCATCGATTAGTCTTAGCCGTGGTTTCCCGTTTTCATCTATGAAGAAATGTTCAAACGCTTGACCAAATACGCACATATGTTCTAAGAGTTTCCTGTTATGTGTTTGAATGTTGTTGACTTTATGAAAATCTTTCACCAATTCTTGAAAATCTTCGTCCGGATGAGATACCGTAACAGGTTGGCCAAGAACAAAATCAACAATAAAACTCACTATGAGCTGGTAGAAATTCAATGGTATTTTCGTCGTTCTGAAAGTCTTTCCACCAACTTCTTTGTTTTTCTTGAGCAAGATATTGTGGTTATTTGTGTATAGATCAAACATTTCTATCGCATAATTCCTTACAGAGATCGCATACGTAGAATTCAGGTATTGTTTTATATCCATTTCAAAACCTCCTTTACCAAACACCCCAGTCTGATTTATCGAGTATCAGTGCTTCTGTGTTGGTTCTCTGCCCCCAGACAGCTAAGGCTAATGCCATGACACAGTCATCGTGGTAGCCTTCTTGTGCTTCGAGTTTGAAACCAGAACCCGATTGAACTCTTCGGAAAAATCTCAACTCATCTCGGAGAACTGTATTTGAAGCTGGCAGAAGAACTTTCTTTTGTTCAAAAGAAAGAAGCAAGTTATGCAACAATTCTGATTTTGACTTTTGTGAAAACACAAACGGTCTACATGCATTTATTCGTTCTGAGACTGGGTCCCCAACTCCTGTTGCGTCCAGATAAACTGGAGCCCGATATTTAGCTTGAACATCATTTACGAGCTTAATGATCTCCTCATAAGGAACCTGATTTATCCTGTGAAATTCAGCAAGTCGATAGGGTTCTTCAGTTATATCAAGTACAATGACAACTGTATAATCTCGATATTTTGCTAAGTCAACACCGATTGAATATTTGTGACCTTCTTGATAGCCTTCAGGTTTATAATCCTCAAAAGCTTCTACTAGAATTTTCCAAGGAAAAAATGCTGAGTCATCGTCTACAAATTCAGCAAGATATTCTTGTCTCCAAACGTATTCTGGAACTTTCGCCTTGGCTCTTTCGATTTCTTCTTTGTCAAGAAAAGGATTATCGTACACAGTAGCATGAAAAGAAATCGTGTGCTTGCCATCTTTCAAGCCTCGTTGATATTCTTCAAAAAAGTAATTCATCCCATTAGGCGTTGATTCAAGAATTACTGGTGCTTTTGTATCAAGTTTCATTGGAGTAATAACCTGCTCATAAACAGAGTCTTTTATAAAGGCTGCCTCGGTGAGAACTACCATATTGACTTTTCGGCCACGAAGATATTTTCCATTGTATGCTGTGGATCTCACAGTTATTTGTGAATCATTCTTCAGTATGATTGTTGGGAAGGGAGAATCTTTCAGTTTCTTCACAAAACCTCTAAGTGGAGATGTTTCAAGTGTTTCACTCAACATGTCGTAGTAAATCTTTGCTTGATCAAGAGAAGGTCCAGCAACAATGATCTTTGACCTTGGATGAGTGGATGCATAATAAAAAATCTTGCCAGCTACATAATTAGTTTTTCCAAAACGTCTCCCGGCACATATAATCTGTGTGGAAGCAGATAATTTGAGTAACTCTATATGTTTAGGAGCCAACTCATTATATCCAAATAGGAGTTTGACAAATACCTCAGGATTCCTCAGCCTCCTCGCTATCATTTCCAGTTTCTTTATGTCCATTCGCTATCAACTCCATTAACCTCAACATTGGGTCTTCTGCATCTTGATCAAGTTGTTTGAATTCTTCTGCTGCGGTGTATCTTACCTGATTCGTGGCCGTGTTATACAAAGCTTGCATGGCCTTAAATGTTTCAGGATGGAGTCGTTTCCAACTATCATCTTTGAGAAGATCATTGAAAATTTTTCTGAGTTTTTCAGCGAGCTCTTGGTTCTCAATCCTTTCTTTCCTGAGAGATTCAATACGCGTTAATCCCTTCCGAACTTCTGCTTCGAATAATTCTTCCGATTCTTTTTGTGATAAACGACGTTGGATTTCTTTTGCAACGTTCCAGTGCTGTTTCTTATGTCGTAGTATCGTGCCATCCGAAATTTTTTCATCATAAGTATCTAACAACCACTTTGAAATTCTTTTGACTCCCCAGCCTTCAGAAAGAAGTTTTTCTATTTCAGCCCGATGCGGGCTGTTACACACTTTACATTTTTTATCATGCACTATACTCATATTCTCATCTCCCTGTATTGCGAATATCTTGCGTATTTTGCGCAGCCTGCGTATGTTCCTGCTTCGCCTCTGCGCATTTACATCCACCTTTCCGCCTTCAATATCTCTTTCAACGCCCTATTCTGCTCTATAATCGTATTCTTCGTATGTCTCAGCTTTTCAACTATAATTCTCCACTTTCCGAGCTCATTTGTTGCTTCAAGCAAGAGATTATTTATCTGTCCCAAAAGATTCGCATTCTTCTGAAGTCTTAACTGAGCTTCTTGAGCTGAAATAACTTGTAATTCTTCAGCTGTCAATTCATCTATTTGAAGAAATTTATCTATCTTATCCCAATTCATTTTCCTCAACCCACCTTTTGACATCATTTGGAAGTTTCTTCTTTTTGTTCTCTTTGATCAGCCCTTCTTTGTCTATTTCCATTCCATTGTGGATTTTCATATGGCATTCTGGACATAAAAGTATTAAATTCCAAGGATGATGATTCTTTGGTACATCTGGGACCTCGAGATATTTTGGAATGTGGGAGTTTCTTGTATAGATGTGATGAATCTGCCCATGATTGTTAACATATGCACCACAAAATCTACAGTATCCCTTATCACGTTTATAGACGTACTTTCGGATTACTTTTGGAATTGCTCCTATCCCAAGGTATCGCCTCCAGAAGAAGTTTTAATTGGGCTTCATCATTGGCAATAAAAAAAGCCCGCTCTTAGCGGGCATAGCAGGCAACAAAAAACCCGCCTTCGGGCGGGTTTGGGGGTTAACAAAAGCGAGACTGGATCCTATTTTACTCGTT